GGAACGAATTCAATTGCCGTGTGATTCTTTAGCAAACACCATGATTGAAACCACGATTGGACAGTTGAATTTTTTTAAATGGGCAATTGAACATCATATTTTGGAACATATTCGTGAAAATTACGACGATATTGAACAGGATATGAACTTACGTAATACTACTTCCAAGCATCGTAATACTAGTGAAACATCCACTGATTCCGCTACAACCGTATCCTCTTTAGATAATGACGTTAATTCCAATTCCAAAACTCGTAAAAAACGAGAGGAGCTTTCTATTTCTGCTTGTAAATGTATAAAGAAAGAAACAGTAAAGATTTTGGTCAAATTTTATGCGTAAAAATATCCAATATACACTTTATATTTTTTTAGGAATTTTTATCATCATGCTTATTTATTGTTGTTGTTGTAACAAACCCGAAGCATTTGCAAATAAAAACAAACGTACATTTTTGGATGTAGACGGAAACATACTGGGTTTTGATATGGTAGATCATAATGATACGTTTGATTTTGAACATGTAATTACGGAACATCAAATTACAGATATAACCCAATAATTTTATTTTAAATACCATATTAGAATATATGTAATATGGTACACAATGCAAAAAAATCAAGAAAAAACAGTCATAAAACATTCTTGGGTGGAGCCGCTGATAACATCTATTCCATGGGAAATTATGTTCATCAACAATTACAGGGTGTCAATACTTCCAAAATTTTTGCGGGTTTGGTCGTAATAACCTTGAATATTTCTAGCAAATTTGTTACGATTAAAATGAGCAAAACCATGGAAAGTTATTTAAAATTCACATTTAGTCGTGATATTTTGATTTTTTGTATTGTATGGATGGGTAGTAGAGATATTTATATAGCGTTTTGCGTTACCCTATTGTTCATCTTGTTTATGGATTATTTATTAAATGAAAATTCTGTCTTATGTATTTTACCTGAAAAATTTACCAATCATCATTTGGAATTGATAGACAATCAAACTCCTTCACCGGAAGAAATCCAAAATGCAAAACAAATCTTAGAACGTGCAGATAAACACGAAAAAAAAGATGATACAACGGACAATATCATTCAACCTGATAATCTACAATCTCCTCTTGTTATCAAATGGTAATTATTTGTTTAGACTCTTATGTCACATTCATATGTGGTACACCGTTCTTATATACTCCTTTAACAGCTCCAATATCACCTTCTTCAGTTAGTTCATAAATAAATCCTTTTTCTTGATCAGATGTACAATACGATACCCCATTGATAGTAACTTCTTCATATTCCTCTTCTTCTTCTTCTTCCTCTTCTTCTTTTTCTTCCACTTCATCTTCTACTACTTCCTCCTCTTCCTCTTCCTCTTCCTCCTCTTCTACCTTTTCTTCTTCTTTTTGTACATCTTCATCTTCTAATACTTCTTCATCGTCTTCTTCTTCCTCTTCTGTTTCAATCAATTCATATACAACTTTGCTTGTTGATGTCTCCACTACGTTACCGACATCCCTACCAAACCCTTCTGACCTGCGGTCATAAAGGTTTGCGTCTTCTTTTTTCTCATTTTTTACGACAATTACAGGTTGTTTTTGTACGATTTCTTCAGGTTCAATTTTGATAACTACCTTATCCTGTGGATTTACAATAATAACAACATCATCATCCTCTTCATCTTCCTCTTTTTTCGGAATATTTTTATATAATTTGCCCTTTTTTAGTGTTTCACCGCGAAGAATACGAATTTGTTCTTTCAAACGCTTGTTTTCTTTTTTTAATTTTTGTACGACAGGCAATTGCATCATACCATGGTAATTATGTTTGTACACATCGTGTTTTTTTAATGCATGTTGAATATTCAACATGCAACTGAATACATCACCAGAATGTTCAACAGAATTCATGATTGATAATGGATAATATAACTGTATTGTATTGTGATAATATCTTTATGTCATTATCACAATGTAAAAATCAATTTTTTTCTTACAACATACGCAGTTGGGTTTGCGTGCAATTGTTAAAAACGGACGTGCCTATTTTGTTCATAAATGGTGGTGGTGCCGTCGTATACTGAGATTGTACAAATAAATCAGGAAAAGGTTGTGCATACGGATTGGATTCACTCGGAACATGTACCTTATACATGTCACTTTGTGCGGATGGCACATAATAACTCTGTTCAGCACCATGTTGCAACGCAAAATATTGATTACGTAAACGTGTTTCATCATTCACATTAAATCCGGAAATAGGTCCCATAGATTGTATAGGAGCAAACCCCGATTTGGTTGAATAATCCATATATTGTCCTTTATATGAAGCACGAATGTCTGTTGTAGGATACAATACCTGCCGGGTAGATGAACTGCGTGCATCTAAATTCGGTCGTAAAGGAAATTCAGATATATTACGATGAAATATTGCACGATTAATTGCATCTAAATCTTCATTTTGTCCGTAATATATACCTGCAGGTATTGGTGGTAAATCTGCACTATGTGATTCTAATAATTTTAAATTGGTATTCATAATATACTTATACCATACATATAATTATTGGAACCTACGGTTCCAGTCGTCCCTAAAACGCCCTAAGGCGTTTTGGGACACAACAAAGATACCTCACCGCCTCATAGAGGCGGCGAGGTATCTTGGGAGTAAAACCTCCCTTAAGTAACAAGGACACCCCCACTACGTGGTGGCGCCCTCATAAGATTTCCTTTTGAAACCGTTCTATCAAATTGGTTGTATAAGATCCTATACAATCAATTTATCATCAATCCTAATAACAATCCTAATAAGAAAACCTTATGAGGGCGCCACCACGTAGTGGGGGTGTCCTCGTTACTTAAGGGAGGTTTTACTGGAACCGTAGGTTCCAATAGACGTGGGTTCCAATATTTATACATATAAACTTTGCGTTGTACAAACATATTTTAATATCAATTCATCCACATGTTGTAATTTATTCATAAGAGATATGTACCCTTCAAATTCACAGATAGACATCCATTCTTTGGCAATCGCCGATATTTTCAAAATCACTTTGACAAAATCACCCACAGAAAGACCTTTTTCTTGAACAATTTTTTCCTGAATAAACTGTTTGCACGAAATTTCGTCCTTACACTCTACCCATAATAACATTTCATCTAAAAGGTCATAATTAATAGGACTCGTATAGTTAATTCCTGTACTTAATCCGTAAAAACATTCTTCGTCTTCGTAATATTTCATTTTTTGTTTCAATTGCGTCGCCAGTTTGGACAATGTTGTATCCTCCGTAGTGGGATTGTATTTGATGATATCTTCCCGAACACGTACATCAGAAAAACATGACAAATATGCCACGATTTGCGCCGTCGTCAAGGATTCAAAATATTCATGTTCAAACACCATTTCTGTGAATACCAACGGATGTATTTCTGCCAACTGGGATGCGAAATGTCCTTTCGCAGTAAATTCATAGATGTCCGTTTCATGCTCACATACAAATCCTTGATGAATCAAAATGGAAAGAATACCTTGAAATTGACGAGAAATACTCGTGTCTAAATGGTGTATTTGACGTTCAATCTGTGCGATTTCGTCTTCTTTGTTACGTATTCCCTGAAAAATAAGGGCTTCTGCATCACATTTGTGATAAGTATCTTTGATATTTTGAAGATTACGCTCTATTTCTTTGTTTTTTTTATTAGAAAGTCCTAGCCCGGTGGGTCTTGTCAAAATATGTTTTAGATCCATATATTGATTCAAAACATCCGTAGGAGTTTGGAAACAAGACAGTACGGTTTTTTTGTGTTCCAAATCTTGTTCCATGGTTTGCAACGCAGAACGTAATATAGTAGCGCCTTGTTGTAAATCACCCTTCATCATACTTTGATTCACAAAGTAACAAAAATCCGTAAAATGGTTGTGTCCATTCCGGAGTAAATTCAATACTGTCGCATACGAAATATGAAATTTGGATTCCATAGGTTGGGGTTTTCCACACAAGATTTGTTTGTATTCGGTGGGTGACGGTAAGGGAAACAAATTGTTACAATGTACCACATGACCGATCGTGTCAATATTACGTCGTCCTGCACGACCAGCCATTTGTGTATAGGCATGAGGCATCAAATATTGTTCCATTTTACCGTCAAATTTCTGCACGGTAGTAAATACTACGGTTTTGATTTCACAATTCAATCCGATGGAAAAACTATCTGTGGCAAACAACATTTTCACATAGCGTTTGGAGATCATCAATTCTACGATTTCGCGTAAAATCGGTATCATTCCCGAATGATGAATACCGATCCCTTTTTCCAATAATTGGATCAATTGGATATATTCTGGCATTTCCATATATTCTTGGTAATTGGACAATTTACGTCGTAACAATTGTTCTGCTTCTCTTTGTATCGTATAGGGTATTTTAGAATCAAATTCCAACAAATTCGTGGTAATTTCTTTGGCACACATTTCCACATTTTTTCGTGAAAAAGTAAATACCAATGCCGGTAACATTTCTTTTTCTACCAGGGTTTTTGCCAAGGTGTTCAATACATGTGCTCGTTTCAAATACACTTGGTTAATCTCCAACAAGTTTTGGATTTTTTTGATTTCCATATATCCAGATTCTTGAAAAGTACCTTTTTCTGTTTTTAGTGGTATAAATTTATTGGTACTATTGCGAATCATTGCTTGGGTTTCTTTGTCACGTACTTTTTTGAAAATAGATTCTACAGTAGTCATAAACCCATAATGTGTCAGAGGAACAATACGTGTCAATGTGGAAGACCATACTACTTGTTTTGATTGTCCGCGTTCACAAAAATGGGCGAATTTTTCCGGTTGATCCAATGTCGCGGATAATAACACCATTTGAACATGTGGAGGTAACATCAAGATGGTATTTTCCCATACGTGACCACGATCTTCATCCAAGATAAAATGACATTCGTCCATGACCACACACGCCAATTCTTGCTCTATATCTATTTGAAATTGTAATTGTTTTTGAGGTGATGCCTCCACTACGTTCTTGTCCGCTTCTGATAACATATCAGACGATGATTCTTTTTTTTCTTTCAAAGAAAACAAATAATTCATCAAAATTTCTGCCGTGGCAAAAATCACATCCGCGGTTGGATTGAATTTCACATCCCCTGTGAAAATACCAAACCGAATGTCCGGATATTTTTGGGAAAAATCAAAGAATTTTTGATTGGACAAACTTTTGATAGGACACGTATAAATCACTTTTTTTCCTTGGGCAACAAAATGTTGTATCGCAAAATCGGCAGAAACCGTCTTTCCATTCCCGGTTGCGGCAGATACTAATGTATGATTCCCGTCCACAATCGCTTGAATAGAATATTTTTGGAAATCCGAAAGAGGATACGGGAATTTTTGAAAATGTTCCTGGTAGATATCTTCTTGTTCTTGTGGATAAGGTTTATCACAAATTACCACCATTATACATAGAAATATTGCAAAATATTTCTATATCGTTTACGACGACGAAAAAAATATAAAAAAGAACACTATAGGATATTCATATGAAGAGAGACGACGAAGAATATTTCAAAAAAATACAAGACTATGTGGATACGACCAAAACGGTCGCGACTGATGTCAAAGAATTTCTTATAAAATGTACTGAATCCACCTGTACGAGAAAACAAAATATACCCTATATGATTACCAAGAAAGAAATAAAGGAAATGTTATTAGATTATTTTTGAGATTAGAGTACAAGATTTTGATACAAATGACTATAATCGCCCTCATTGAATCCATCTTTAGGACCACCTGAATAAAAATCTTGCAAATTATTAGCAAATTCTCCCCGATGTTGCAAAAAGTCTACGTGACCATGCCCATCACTAAAACTAATTGAGCTTTTTATACCATAACTAGAAAACATGGTATGTCTCGTTTCCACTGCACCAAACCGATTACTACGTGTATAAGTATAGGTAGAACTATTAGGCGTATTTGTCATGTTATGAACGAAAAGTGATTGAGTAGGTCCCATATCATATATTCAATAATATGCACAACAAATTTTATATCATTTTTTTCAAAAAATTGATTTTGTAGCGCCTATAGTTATTATCATGTCAAATATATGTAAACATGAATCATTATTATCAGACACAACGTCCGTACGATTCCTCCAGTTCGTCGGAGGATGATAGTACGGTAGTTTCATCCTCCGACAGTAGTAGCACAGACGAATCGGAAAATACCGATACTGATAGTATCCAAGAATATGATTTGGACGTAACTGACCGCGTTTATTTTGCGGATCAATATTTCTTAGATGAACCCAAAATACATGGAAATTATTATTTAGGTACTGTCAATGGAGATGGTATGTTACCTTGTTTTATGGACATTTCTGTGTCTCCTACTACCTTTTTCCAATTTGCTTATCATGAAATCGTGCGTTATTTACGATTTTATTCTATTCATTGGCGTCCTATCAAACCTACTATGGATATTTTACAACTGATTATAGTAAACCAGGAATACCAGGTGATACAAAAAACCTATTGGTTGCGTTTGGTACAACGTCATTGGCGAAAAATCTACCAAGAACAAAAAAAAGTATGGCACATTCGTAAAAGTAGCAAGAATCTACGTCATCGTGAATTGTATGGGCGTAATTTGTATGGTGGTAATTCATTACCTGTATTACAAGGTATGTTATCTGTTTATGCAAAATGATGACACATTCTACTAAATATTTCTTTGGGAATGAAAGTAGTTACGTCTTCGTCTATTTCGTAGAAACAAGTGTATTTTTGTAAACATAAATGAAGTTTGTCAAATGTGTTGTTAGAATGACTTGATACAATGATACTTTTTTTTGTGGATAATTGTACCATAGGTGCTGTAAAATTATTTGTAAAACCAACTTCTTCTGCCATAGATAATCCAGATTCATATTTATGATGGATCAAATATTCCCGTTTATAAGCCATTACATTGTTGGTTGAATGATACGAATGAAATCCATAACATTTGTACATTTGTTTCAACCGATATTCATACAAATAAATATCTGTACATCCTGCAAGTAAACAAGATGATTGTTCCAATGTTTCTACTGCATGTTGAACTCGGGATGGCGGATAATAATCATCATCATCCATACATACAATGATATCTCCTATACATGATTCATTGCCCAAATTACGTAAATCACTTAATTTTTGACCACTATAATTGATGTAAATGATGTTGAAATTCAACGAATGATTCTCAATCATTCGTTGAATGTTGGTTTTGTTTTGTAATCCATCCTTTTCATTTTGGCTTCCTTCCACGATGACCCATTCTACGATGTTTTCGTAGGTTTGTAATTTGATTAATTCGTACAAAACTAATACGCATTCAAATCTAGTGAGTTGCGAAACCGTTACGATAGACACGGATGATGCCGGGATTGGCAAAGCCAGGGGATTGGAGGTATCCATATTATTGCCATTTTTGTTTCAATATATTGAAAATTTCAATTTTCCGGAAATCTAATGAAGAGTGAGCAAATACAAAAATTGGTTCAAATCACCCAAAATTTCATCACGAATGTTCAACAAATCCGTATCGCGTTTGTTATCCAAGTGTTGATTCAAGTTGATCAAAAATTGTTGGTAATCGTGGATTTTTTGTTTTAATTGGTGGGAATTGTGGCATTTGCATATACGAGATTGTACATTATGAATTCGTGACGCATCTTTTCCTAACATAATTTCTACAAAACGATCAATATGTTCGTTCAAATGTTCATATAATTCATCGGTGGCTTTGTGTTCGGGATATTTCTTGGTATTCCAATGATATAATTTAATCGTATGTAACATTTCTAAAAACGTGTTTACGATTTTCATTTTGACATCGCTGGATTTTTTTCTTGCCGATTGTTTTCTTACCGATTTACGAAATGTTTTTTTCGTATAACTGTGTTTGGTTTTCATCCAACCTATACATTTAGAACATATATTTGATCACATATCAACTAAAAAATAGTATTTTGATATAAAAAAAGTCTTAAAAAATTACTATTGTATACAGAAATATACAGTTGTAAATTATAGTGAAATGAACGATTTAAAAGACAACTTAGAAAGAGTATTGTCTAAATTAATAGATGTAAAAAATACAAAACTTACTCCCAACACTAGTTTTTCACATCTAGACAAGTCGCTCAAGGGTAATGAGACCGAAATAGTTATGCTTAAAAAATCCTCATATACACCCCTATCCATACGAAATATACTACATAAATCTAATAAATCATACGAAGAATCAAAGGAT